CAACATAGGGGGACACTATGGAAATTGAATTCTTAGCGGGAACTGAATATGTTTCTAAATTTGTACAAGGACCTAAACCTGCGTATCAATACATACCAACTTGGTATAAAGAACTGCCAACCCCTAAAGATTCTTCTATCAAATATGTTGATGGCAAATTACAGAATGGACATCTAAAAAGTTGCTTACCCTTTATAGACGCTCTTACTTCTGGTTACATACAGGAAACTTGGGTAGATATACGAATTAGCAATGATAACGGATTTGTAAACTATGGCTATGAATCTGGTCCGCAACCTATGGCACATAGGGAAAAAGTAAGCGGAGTTATAGGCGAAGTTTTTTATCCATTTGAATTTATATGGTCAAACTATTGGCACGCTAGACTACCAAAGGGATATAGCCTTCTTATTACTCATCCGTTCAATCGCTTGGACTTACCTTTTACAACTATGACAGGTGTTGTGGATGCTGATTTGTTTCACCACACGTCAGTAGGAAATATTCCATTTTTTATTCACAAAGGTTTTGACGGAATTATCCCAGCCGGAACTCCAATGTTTCAAATCTTTCCTTTTCGACGAGATAAATGGCACTCCTCATTCCCTGTGTTTGATGCCGACGATATGGAGCGCCGCAATAGACAGATACGAAAATATATTTGGAGTGGCTACCGTAAATTATTTTGGCAAAAAAAGAAATACACATAGGGGGACGCTATGGAAATGCCATTCCTGTACGACAAAAATGTCTACGGTGGCACCGAATATATGATTCGTACGTGGGAGCAGTTAGTGCTACCGCATATGGTCAATATGGAGAACTACCTCTGTATGGTAGCTCCAGGCATATCACTCGATGTGCCAGAGGTTATCAAGGATGGACGCCAGGTAATCCTCTGGCTCCACAATACGAAGGCTCAGTTCAATCCAGTCTACGTGGAAAAGATTCTGGGCAACCCTGAGTTCGTCAAACGGATAGCAAAGATAGTCGTGCCATCTACGTGGCACAAGCTCTGGACATCTGACGAGTTGAACCTGCCACTCGACAAGTTCGTGGTCATACCGAATGCCATCTTCCCTTTGGAGTACAAGCCAGAGAAGTTCGAGAAGGTCAAGCAGGTCAGGCTCATCAACACCTCAAGCGCTTACCGAGGCTTGCACGTGCTGATGAACTCGCTCAAGTATGTCGACGCTGACTTCCGGTTGGAGTTCTACAACGACTACAACCCAGACCTCCACTTCGAGGGAGACCAGAAGTACATCGACCCAAGGGTCAGGTTCTACTGGAAGACCCCGAAGCGGACCCTGATGGAGGCGGTAGAGGAAGCACACATCTTTGCCTACCCATCCACCTACCTCGAGACCTTCTGCCTATCGCTGGCTGAGTCGATGAGCGCAGGGAACCTGACGGTCCACCCTGAGCTGGGTGCGCTACCGGAGGTCGCCAATGGGTTCGGTCTGAGCTATGACTATATGGATGACCCGAATGAGCACTCACACCTCTTCGCCGAGAAGCTGACAGAGGCTATAGAAAAGATTTATAAAGGGGAATGGAATCCTGAGGAGCAGGTTTCCTATATCAACAAGGCATTCTCTTGGGAGACTATCACTGCCAAGTGGATTGAGTTCGACAAACAACTGGGGGCATAAATGATTCAAAAGAATGAAACCGTCGCTATCGGCTGGTGCGACAACGGACTAACAGATGGCAAGTTTACCGAAGGCTTGATGGCTGCAGTTATTGCAGGTCCTGGCAATGGTATGCCAATCCACACCAGTATCCGAGTACAGGGTAACCAGATTGGCAGACAACGCCAGGTGCTCTTCGACCACTGGGCAGACAAGATGAAGACCGACTGGCTTCTCTGGGTGGACTCAGACATTGTACTAAATCTTGAGACTATGGCTAAGCTGTGGAAGACGGCAGATAAGATTGCTCGTCCGGTGGTATCCGGTGTTTACTTTATCTCCAAGGAGAATGAAGGAACACTAATGAAACCATTCCCTGCAGCATTCCATAATGTAGATGAATACAACATTCAATATGTGCATCCACTACCAGAGAATCAAGTAATCAAGGTGGATTCTGCTGGTTTTGGTCTAACTCTTATGCACAAGTCTATTATCCCAAAGATGCGAGAGAAGTTTCCTAACGAGTCTTTCTTCACCGAAAGGGCTGGTTCGGCTAGTGATGACCATTTTGTAGGAGAAGATATTATCTTCTTCCGCAAGCTTCAAGAGTCGGGCGTTGACTTACACCTGCACACCGGAGCGTTGGTCAAGCATATGAAACGATTCAGCCTTGATTTCGACTACTACGCATTGTATTGGGCACACGAGCATCTCAAGAATAAAATGAAAGAACAACAACAAGGAGAATAAGTGGCTGGTCGTGATATTACCGAAGGTCGCTCTACCAGGGCTATCGCGGTTGACGTCGGTGTTGTATCTAACACTTCTATCTGGCAGAACACAGATATTGCCTATGATGTAGCTATCGGTGGGCAACCCTTTATCTACGCCATCAGCGACGGCAATCCCTACATTAGGCAAACAGCCCCCTTCCGAAAAGAACAGTTCGATAACCAGACAGAACCTGGTGAGCAAAGCCTCACCGGGTGGTGGATTAGAAGCCAATCCTCGTTCCATAATGGAGCGGGGATTACTTTTTTTGACCCTGCTTTGGTATCCAATGAGGGTGCCTATCGCTTTGCCGACAGTCAAGGCGTTGATGTGTGGACCGAGGGACAGGTTACTTTACTTAGTTCATCCACAACTGCTCACGTAACTACCCATCCAATAGAATCCAATGGACGTTCTTTCCAACAGCTTCGTTCTATTCAGTGGACTACTAGCGGTACAACCTACGATGGTGTGCTTCTTCACGATGGATATGATGTAGATAAAATTGATTCAACTGGAGCCGAGACTCACTTCATTGATTACAATGCTGGTGCTGATGATAAAGTTTATGCTATCTGCGATGACGGTACTACAGCCTTTTGGGTAACTAACGATACTGGACCCAGTGGAAAACTTGAGGTCTTGAAGAAATCTCTTGACCTCACCTCTGTGTCAGCAGCCACTTCTATGTTCACCGCTGCTAGCGTGACAGTACAGAACGCCGTTATGGAATATGTCAAAGAGCGTATTGTTATGTGCGTCAACAGTTCGGTATACGAACTATCATCCAATACATCGTCACTTCCATCTGCCGTGTACACGCACAGCGATTCTGACCATATCTTTACCAGTATCACAGCATCTGGTCCAGCCATCTACATCTCTGGATTCAGCGGTATCCAGTCTAATATCTATAAGTTTACCTTGAGCACTAACGGCACAATGCCGACCCTCAACCAGGCAATAACCGCAGCAGAGATGCCAACAGGCGAGATTATCCATAAGATTTATTATTATCTTGGATATATGATGATTGGTACCAACAAAGGTATTCGAGTTGCAACAGTCAATGACCAAGATGGTTCTATTTCTTATGGTCCTTTAGTCGTAGAAACAACCCAGCCCTGTTATGACTTTGCTGCTAGAAACCACTTCGTGTGGTGTGCCACTAGCGTAGCTGGAAATCCTGGTCTCATCCGCATCGACTTGAGTACACAAACCGAACCACTGGTG